GGTGTTAGTAGTGAGCGACAGAGTGCATTTCATGAAGGCCTGCGCCGAACTAGCTGGTGATAAAGCGACTTGTGTTACGGGTGAGCTTTCTCATGAGGAAAGGGAAGAACGCATGTCTCTTATAAAGAGTGGTAAAAAGAACGTTCTGTTCGGAACACAAGCTATTTTCTCAGAAGGTATCTCTTTGAATGAGCTAAGTTGCCTAATACTTGCTACACCGATAAACAACGAACCACTATTAACCCAGTTAATTGGACGTGTCATACGAAAAGAAGAAGGCAAGCGAGACCCGGTGATTATTGATATACATCTCAAGGGTAACACTGCAAGAAGACAGGCTTCTACCCGCATGGGACACTACATGAAACAGGGTTATCAAATCAAACAGCTATAAAAAAATAGTTCTTGACAACAAGGTTAAACTTTAGTATAATATATGTTCTTATTTGACTGGACGAAAATTTATGATGCGTCGCACGGAAATGTGCGCGAGGTAGTACGTATCTTTAGGATGCTTGTTCACAAGCAAATTCCTGAAAATAGTAGAGATCCTATTTATAAATATTCGCAGAAAGACTTTTCTGGGGTGAGTTTCATGCTACACCCTGACGTACTTCTATACCATTCTCATAAGTATAAATATCGTGAATTAGCACAGTATATTTCGCTGTGCTCTTTCCGATCCTCGATAGATTTTCTATCAACACAAGATACGACTCTAGACCTGATATTTGTACCAGGGTTAGAGCCGGAAACAATTATAAACAATAATAGGCTACTTATAATAGACGACGAGAAAGTGCGTTTTCTATATGAAGAAGTCCAGAACTCGGAGATACATTAATGGCAATTTCATTTAATCAACAGAAAGGATCGGCACAAAAGTCGTCGATCAGCAGTTTCCAATATACCGACGGCGATAACAAATTCCGTCTAGTAGGCGACATTCTTGCTCGCTATGTTTATTGGATTAAAGGTGAGAACGATAAGAACATTCCTTTTGAATGTCTTTCTTTCGACCGTAACAAAGAGACTTTTAATAATTTAGACAAAGATTGGGTTCGTGAATTTTATCCTGATCTTAAGTGTGGTTGGAGCTATGCTACTCAGTGCATTGACAACGGTCAAGTAAAAGTAGTAAATCTCAAGAAGAAGCTGTGGGAGCAAATTATTACTGCCGCAGAAGATCTAGGGGATCCTACTGACCACGAAACTGGTTGGGATGTTTGTTTCAAGCGAGTAAAAACCGGCCCTCTACCCTATAATGTAGAGTATCAGCTCCAGGCGTTAAAGTGTAAGCCTCGTGCTCTTACCGATGCAGAAGTAGCTGCTGTAGCTGATCTAAAGTCTATGGATGAGGTAATGCCTCGCCCTACTCCAGACGCACAGAAAGAACTTCTCGATAAGATCCGTGATAACTTAGGCGGAACAGAAGAGATTGACGAAAGCATTGAAGACGAGTTTAAAATTGCATGATTTTATTCACAGCAGATTGGCACATAAAACTGGGACAGAAGAATGTCCCAGTTGAGTGGGCGGTAAAAAGATATAATACCTTTTTTGAGCAAGTACATGAAGTCTCAAGCGAGTGCGATATGCACATTATTGGTGGAGATCTTTTTGATCGCATTCCTAGCATGGACGAGTTGTCTCTTTATTTTTCTTTTGTAAGAAACGTAAAAAAGCCTACTCTTATTTATGACGGCAACCATGAAGCTACGCGAAAAAACAGAACTTTTCTTTCCCAGTTAAAGCAAGCCACTAGAGATATTAATCCTTTAGTTAATCTTGTAGATATATCTTATATCGACAAAGACTTAGGGTTTGGTGTCTTGCCTTACAGGGAGCTTCATCAAAAAAATAGTTTAGATCATTTTAATAAAAAAATGCCTCTGTTTACGCATGTAAGGGGAGAGATTCCTCCGCATGTAAAGCCAGAGGTAGATCTAGATTTATTTAATGATTTTCCTGTAGTATTTGCTGGTGATCTACATGCTCATAGCAATACTCAAAGAAATATTGTGTACCCAGGTAGTCCAATGACTACTTCGTTTCACAGAAAAGAAGTAGAGACAGGATATCTACTAATTAATTCTAATGACTGGACTTGGATGTGGGACAAATTTCATCTACCTCAGCTTTTGAGAAAGACTGTTCAAGATCCCGCAGATATGGTTCCTACAGACTATCATCACACTATCTACGAGATAGAAGGTGATATACAAGAACTGGCCGCAGTAGAAAACTCAGATTTACTTGATAAAAAAGTAATAAAACGAAACTCTGAAGCCACATTAGTTATTGATAAAGAGATGACTCTAGAAGAGGAGCTAATCGAGTATTTAAGATATATTCTTGAATTGCCAGACGCACAAATTAGTAATATAGTAGGGACTTATAATGATTACGCTCAAAAAGCTGAAGTGGAGTAACTGTTTTAGTTATGGTCCTGATAATGAACTGGATTTAGACGACAATACAGTAACTCAAATAATTGGTACGAACGGTATGGGGAAGTCCTCCATACCGTTAATTATTGAAGAAGTACTTTATAATAAAAACTCCAAAGGTATCAAGAAAGCAGATATCCCTAATAGATATGTTAATAAGGGATATAGTATTTCTTTGGACTTTGAAAAAGATGGAAATAACTATAATATTGTAGTTGACAGAAAAGGTACACTCAAAGTAAAACTAGAAAAGAACGGGGAAGATATCTCTAGTCATACGGCTACGAACACTTATAAGACCCTACAAGAAGTGCTAGGTATAGACTTTAAAACCTTTTCTCAGCTTGTATATCAAAATACAAATGCAAGTTTACAGTTTCTAACTGCCACAGACACTAACAGAAAAAAGTTTTTGATAGATCTATTACACTTAGATGCTTACGTAAATTTATTTGAAGTATTTAAAGAAGCCTCAAAAGAGTCTTCAAACAGCTTGATTGCCGTATCATCAGAAATTGCAACTGTTGAAAAGTGGTTATCAAACAATAAATTGGAGAGTACTACCATAGTTCCTCTGTTGGATTTGGAAATAGATACGGAAGAAGATGAGAAGTCTTTCCGTTCTTTATCAGTAGAACTTAAAAATATTTCCGAAAAAAACAAAAAAATTATACAAAATAATAAATATAAGGAATTACTCTCTCACATAGATATAAATAAGATTCAGGATAGTCCTCTTCCTCCTAAAGAATCCTATGATAAGTATCAAGAGGAACTAGGAGAAATATCTAGCATTATTAATGCGGCTACTAAGATGCTGATTAAATTAGAAAAGCTAGCGGATAAGTGTCCTACTTGTGAGCAAAGTATAGACTCTAAGTTTAAACAAGATCTAATAAATAGTGAAAAAGATACGTTGTCTCGGTGTGACCATAAAAGAGACACAAATGAAGACATGATTAGACAGATAAAAAGAAATAATGCAGCTAGAACCAACTTAGAGCGCGCTCAAAAAGAGTGGGAAGAGTTATATAGAAGTATTGATTCCACTTTGCCTAATCAGGTACTAAATCAAGCAGAGCTAGAAGAAGAGCTAGGCTTAGTATCGGACAGATTAAAGGAAGCAAAAAAAGAACTAAAAAAGATTTCAGAAGAAAACGAGCGTATAACTAAGCAGAACACTAGAGTAGAGATCATACAGGCCCAGACAGACGGATTTGTAGAAAAGCTAAATAGTGCACAAGCAGTACTAAATACGCAGCAAACTCTGAATTCAAACTTAGATATTTTAAAGAAAGCATTCAGTACTAATGGGCTGCTTGCTTATAAAATAGAGAACTTAGTAAAAGAATTGGAAGAACTTGCAAATACTTATCTTGCGGAACTTTCTGACGGTAGATTTACTCTTGAGTTTGTTGTTTCTAATGATAAGTTGAATGTACAAATTACTGACAATGAAAATATAGTAGATATTCTAGCCCTTTCTTCTGGTGAGCTAGCTAGAGTAAATACTGCTACACTTATAGCTATTCGTAAGTTAATGAGCAGTATTTCCAAATCTAGAATCAATATATTATTCTTGGATGAAGTAATTAACGTTCTTGATGATAGTGGTAGAGAAAAACTAGTAGAAGTATTATTAGAAGAAGAACTAAATACTTATGTAGTTTCTCACGGATGGACACACCCTCTACTTGATAAGATCGAAGTAGTTAAGAAGGGTAATGTAAGCGGGTTGGAGCAATAATGGTAGATTCCAGAGCAAAAGGTGCCAGAGGAGAATATCTAGTTAGAGACATGCTGAGGGACTTTACAGGTCTTCAGTTTGAGAGAGTACCTAACTCTGGAGCATTAGATTATCTAAAAGGTGATTTATATGTACCACATGAAAAGAATAGATTCTGTATAGAAGTAAAAAACTATGAGAGTTCTCCTCTTTCTGACAAGATATTTACAGCACCCAAAACAAACAACTTAATAAAGTGGTGGATAAAGTTGTTACAACAAGCAGCAGGAGGCAATCAAGAACCTCTATTGTTTTTCAAATATAACCGCTCAGCGGTATTTGTTGTAACAAGTTTATTACCAGAGAAAACAAATCATTTTATGAGAATAGACTGGCTAGATTGCTATGTATTGTTATCAGAAGAATGGTTAAAGAAAGAAAAAGTGAGATTTTTAAATGGCATTTAATTTTTCAGATAAAATAACGGAAGAAGACGCAAGTTGTACTCTGATAGTAGATGCTCTGAATTTAGCTTTTCGATGGAAGCACCAAGGTAGATCTGATTTTAGATACGAATATCAAAAAACAGTAGAAAGTCTGGCAAAATCTTATGGTTGTGGTACTATAATTATTACAGCAGATTGGGGGTCTTCTTCTTATAGAAAGAATATAAGTCCTGATTATAAGCAAAATCGAAAAGATAAATACGCTGAACAAACAGAAGAAGAGAAAATAGCTTTTGAAGAGTTCTTTGAAGAGTATGAAGCTACACTAGAACTATTAGCAGAAGAACATATGACCTTTAGATTTAAAGGGGTAGAGGCTGATGATTTAGCCGCCCATCTTGTAAAACAGAAAAAAGCATATGGACTTGAGCGAATATGGCTAGTTTCCAGTGACCGTGACTGGGATCTATTAGTACAGGAAAATGTGGGAAGATTCTCCTATGTAACGAGAAAAGAAGTTACATTAGATAATTGGTCTCAGCATTATGAAGTTACTCCAGAACAATACATTTCTATGAAGTGTCTTACTGGAGATAAGGGGGACAATGTAGCAGGTATTCCTGGTATTGGTCCAAAAAGAGCTGTATCATTGATTAGAGACTATGGTGATGCTTTAAGTATTTATGACTCGCTGCCCTTAAACAGCAGTTATAAGCACATTCAAGCATTAAATTGTAGTGGTGAGTTAATATTGCAGAACTACGAGTTGATGGATTTAATAACATATTGTGACGACGCAATAGGGGCTGATAATGTTTCAGCTATAAGGAGCACTTTCGATGCAGCTTAGCTATAACAGAGATAATTATTTATCCGAATTTAGTCTTAAAACTTTAGAAGATAGATATTTTGTAGAAGGGGAAACTTCCCCACAAGAAGCGTTTGCAAGGGCTGCTAAAGCTTTTGCAGACGATGATGATCATGCACAAAGATTATATGACTACGCTAGTAAGTTATGGTTTATGTTCTCAACACCGATTCTATCAAATGGTGGAACTACGCGAGGATTACCTATCTCTTGCTTTCTAAACTATGTTGAAGACAGTAGAGAAGGACTAACCAATCATTATACAGAGAATGCATTTCTTTCTTCTGTTGGTGGTGGTGTTGGAGGATGTTGGACCGGGGTTCGGAGTGTAGGCTCGAAAACGAGCAATGGC